CCGGTAGGAGATTCGTCAACTTCTACCTTTTCCGCTTGACAAGCGAAAGTGGCACCGAGAAATCGAGAGAGCGCTTTCTTTATTAAGAATGCTTATGAAAACCAATCTTACATATTTCGGAAGGACCGCAAGCGCGGCACTCCTACTGTATGTAAAACTGACTAACATCCCCCAAGATCTGTCTTACGAATATTGTAAGCTTGCAAGTCACCTCGAGACCCATAAGGGTCAGAAGGAGGCCATTAGGCTACTCAAGCTCTACCAACTATGGGTAAGGAACACTACGATGGGTATTACACCACCGGAGTTGCCCTTCCACAAGTTGGATAGAGATGGGTTTCCTAAGGTCCTTTTGCCTTGGAAGAAATACATCACTAGTAAGAACCCAACCAACAAGAGGGTAGCGAACACAATTTTTGGAGCAGTTAAGGGTCTAACCCTTAGCGTTGATAAATCAACGACGACGATTACATCGCCGTCGGTGGCCGATCAACGCACTGTACAAAAGTTCGTAGACTACATCTCCGGTTGGTCTGGTGCACCAGCGTCAAAACTGGTGCAACAGTCTGTGTGTTTGCTGAGGTCCACGAAAGGTCCGAACGGACCAGCCATGGTATCCTGCCTTAAGGATCTTGGATCCCTAAGGAAGGACCCTCAACTGCTGGAAAGCGTAGTAAGCCTAATAAGACTTACTTGCGCACCTGACATACTCCGACTCATGGGTAAGCATCTTCGAGGCGTAAGCCCCGAAGGTGTTCACTCGCGAATCAGGTTCCTTCAGGATAGGGCAGGGAAGACTCGGGTAGTCGCAATTGCGGACTACTGGAGCCAACTAGCACTATATCCAGTACATTCACTCTTTATAAGCGCTTTGCGCAAAATAGAGACTGATTGTACATACAGACAGGGTTACCTTAAAACCGTACTGATCGAGAAAACCCGAACAGGACAGTTCGTGGGTACAGCCGATATGACGGCGTTTACTGATAGGTTCCATAGGGAGCCACAGCAAGCGCTTGTCACAAAGGTTCTCGGTACCAAGGTATCGGAGGCCTGGACCAGGGTTGTTTGTGAAAGAAAATTCACAGTCGATTCATCCGACCAAGTAATTAATTACTCGGTTGGTACACCTATGGGGGTTTACTCATCCTGGGCGGTGGCGACGATGTCGCTACACGCCCTGGTTGAAATAAGTGCCCAGGAGTGTGGTTTCCCACACTTCAGAGACTATCTGGTCCTAGGAGATGACGTAGCTATCTTTGATCAAGTGGTTTACCACAAGTTCTTGGATAACGTCAAACTCTTGGGAGTAGAAGTATCTAAGGTAAAGTCCACCGAGTCGAACAATTCAGCCGAAATGGCTAAGAGGTTCTTCTCGGATGGATATGAGCTGACTGGCTTTCCAATCTTTCTACTACCTGAAGTAAAACGACAGGCAGTACAAATCTTGGAAGTCTTCAGACTTATCCTAGATCTAGGTTACGAACCAGTACCGGTATCCCGTGCACTTGAGCTCATAGGTATTTCTCTAACGAGTAAATACTCGGCTCTGCTCTCCATGCCACAAGCACTTGGTGGTAAACCAGGTGCCCTATCCGATCTAGCCTCTTACGAGGGTAAGATTGAGGATTGGTTGTGGTCCGAAAAACAACTGGAATACTGCCGTGAGGTAGTAACCCAGGATGAATTTTGGACGGAGATCTACAGACTCAATAAGGAGGTTAAACTCCTTGCGGAATCTGACAGCCCTGACAAGGCTGTGACTCAAGTACCAAGCCACGGACTTCCGGAAGACCACCCACTCATCTATGCGTTGTCGGCCAAACTAGAAGAATATCTAGCTACGGTCACTGCACTAGGTGAGGAGGGGGATCTACAGGAACTTTTCCGCCGAAGTAGTAAGGTATACTCACTGATGTTTCCACCAGTGAGTCATCCCTACACCCACCGCTTCATTGGCCAACGGCGTGCAAGTAAAATCGCACACATTGGTCTCGAGGTCTTGTCAAGACTTCGTAAAAACGATGTTAGCAGGCGTACAGTGGACCAAGGTTTTGACACCTTGTTTACGAGTGC